ACACGTCGGCGAGGGAACTGCCGGTTGAGATCATGGCACCGGCCGCACCGCCAGCGTTGGCGAACGAGGTGAAAATCGTCGAGCGCAGGTAGCGCACGTCTTCGACCGCGCCGACTTCGTTGGCGAACGGTGTCACCGTCCCGTACTGCTTGGTCGGGATGAAGCCGGTGATGTTGCGGATGTCGTTCTCCACGTCCGGGTGAACCAGACCGATGAAGGCCGCTTCGACGGGCTCCGTGCGGAAGTCCGGTGTGGACTTGACGACGGAGGTGATCATCTTCGCGTTCTGGCGCTTGAGGGCACGGGTCGCCTTGCGCTGGAGTGCCAGCGTCAGCGGGGTGTTCACATCGGTACGGAGCGAACCGTTCGCGAGGAAGACGTTGGTGCCCGCCTTGATCACGTTGAAGCGCAGCGTCTCGACGGTCTGGGCGGCTTGTTCGCCGAGAACTTCCGTCAGTTGCTGGAGAAACGGGTCCTCGTGGGTGTCTTCGATCACGTCCGAGAACGGAACGAAGTCGCCGTACTGCTGAAGGGTCACGGAAACGTCGGTGACCGTCACGCGGCTACCGGCGGGCGTCACACCTTCGACGAGCGGGGTCAGCGCGAACGGCAGCGAATTGTACCGGCGGAACTTGGCGACCTTCGTGCTCTTGTTCGGCATGACATAGGTCTGGCCGAACTTTTCGAGGACGAGGTAGGGGACGCCGCGAGCCAGCATTTTCGCGACGGCGTGGGCAGCGGTCCGGGGTGTGATGTCTCCATAGACCATGGGGGATGCGGACATGAGTGTCTCCTTCTGTTAAGTGATTGGGGGAATTACGCGCCGAGTACCGAAACCCACTTGCCCGCGGCGATGTCGATCAGGATACGCCGCTTCGTCGCGGCGATAGCCACACCGGTCGTGCTCGTGATGCCATCGATGGTCTCCGTGGCCGCAGCGTAAAGCTGCATGGAAGTTGCGCCGGAAAGATCGTCGTTGATCACCACGTGCGTCTTGCCGGAGCCCGTAGCCGCCGGAAGGATCGCCGAATCCGCGGCGTTTGCCACGATGGTAAACCGGTGAACCGACTTGGTGGCCGATAGGGCAAACGATCCGGAAGCCTGTGTGCCGCCAGCGCCCGCTGTCAGGGTGTCCTCGATGCCCGCCGCGCTGTAGCTGAAAAGAGCCACGCCCAGCGTATCCACGGCCTTGTTCGCGTCGAGCACGACCGCGCTCGATGCCGCTGCCACGCCCGCGATGACACCATGCAGGGTGTTCAGTTCCGCGGCCGTCGCAGTGAGCCCGCCCACGAGGATTGAGGCATCCACGTAGGTCAGCAACTGATCGATCAGCTTCTTGGTTTCGAGATCGATCTGTGCAGCGGCGATGTTGTTGTGACTGATCGTCATGTGAGTGATCCTCCTATTTCATGTCGGCCACTGCCGAGGCGAACGCGCCGTCGAAATCGTTCGGGTCTTCACCCTGCTTCGTCGGCGTGCTCCGCTTCGAAGTCACAGGCGCGAGCGCCGCTGCGGCTGCTTGAGTCGCGGGCGATGCTGCGGGCGCTGCGGGCGCGGCGGGGGTTGATGCGGCGGGGGCGGGCACGGTGGTCGGCGACTGTGGCTGAACACCGGATGATGTCTTGTACCTGCTCACGAGATCGACGACCTCTTGAACATTGCCTTCATCGTACACCCGTTTATACGCTTGCGCCAAGTAAGGCGGTTGCGCAGCGATCCAGCCCTCCAACTTCGGGAAGACCGTATCGTAGTCGGAATGCTTCTCCAATACGGATGACCTGAACGATGTACCCTCGACCGACGAGACCGACTGGGCAAGCGGAGCGATGTCGCCGTAGACTTTCTCCACGATGGCGACTAGCGACCGAGCGAACTTCGCTTCGAGTTGCGCGGTGGCATGCGCCGACATCTTCTCGACGGCCTTAGCAACATCCGGCCATTCCTTGCGGAACGATTCGAACTGCGCCACGTCCTCGGCGGAAAGCACCGGGTCCTTGATCTCCCGTGCTTCCGCGGCGTCGCGGTCGGCCTTCTCTTGGGTCTCCCGCTGAGTCTTCTCGTCGGCGACCCTACGCGCTGCCTCGTCCGCCAGTTGGCGGGCGTCGGCGGCAGGAGCAGCGGCTGCGGCGGCGGGTGCAGCTTCAGTCCCAGTAGCGGGTGCCGCCGGGGCCTCGCTAGTAGCGGTGCCACCTTCGGTCGTAGCTGGGACGGGCGTCGTGGTCGTTCCGCCTTCGGTCGTAGCCGGGGCAACGGCAGGAACAGTCGTCGTAGCGGCGGCTGCGGGTGCAGCTTCCGTCGCCGCTGCGGGCTTCGCTTCGGCTGCGGTCTCGGTGTCTATCGCCGTGATCGCTTCCCCGAACGCCTTGTCGAACTCATCAGGCGTCGTCACTGCTGCGGCCGGAGCCGCTGTCTCGGTAGTCATCTCCCCCTCCTTTGGTTATTCGGCTGCGTCGGGGCGGACTGCCGCCGACGGTCGAGCCGTAAATTCCTGCGGGGCTTTCAAGATGAAATCCATGATGCCCTGCATGCTGTTATATTCTGACTGGTATTTTACCAGATCGGTGCCCGACGCGCCACGCCACTGCTGTAGCGCCTTCTCTCGTTTGATCTGGGCCAGATCAAACAGTGCACGAAGTCCGGCCTCGTGCTTATTTTGATGTACCAGTTGCCGGAGTTCCTGTTCCTGCCCCCTTATCTTCTCCATTGGCGATTGCCTCCACGATAGCGGTGAATGTATCCACCCCAGCAGTCGTGTTCGCTTTCAGCGCCAGCGCAAAATCCTTGAACGCGCCGGAGATGTTCTTGCGAACTTCAGACTTGATGAGGTCCTGTTGATTCTGTGCCGTCATAGCAGCCGTCTGAGCCTGCTCGTTCAACTTCCGTTCCACCTCCTCCTTACCGGCGAGGATGTCGAGCGGCAGGTCGCGTGCCTTCATGCGCTCCTTCAGCATCTTCTCCGTACTGATGTAAATGCGCTCGTCCGGGGTCAGCGTTGTCGAGAACTGATCCAGATGGACGCCGCGAACTTCCTTCGCGATTAGCGAGGTCGAGCCGCGGGCGATAATGCAGTAGTCGCCCTTGATCGTCTCATCGTCATTGAACTGCATGTTCCATTGGTACAGCGACGAGATGAAGCTCGTGGTGAAGTGGTCGAAGTTGCGCACGGTGTCGCGGATCGGGAGAGCGGCGGCACCCATGAGCATCGATAGGTTACCCTGCGTGCGGAGGGCCTCCGAGCCGCCCTTGGTCACGTCGCCCAACGCCGAAGGCGGCAGCGCCGTCTCCGTATCCGCGAACTGCATGAACAGATCGATGATGCTTCGCAGTTCGGGGATGTGGCTGTTGATCGTGATGTTCCGCACCGCGGGGGTGTTGCCGTCCGCGCCGGTACCCTCGCGCATCCAGACCTTGAACGCATGGATGTCGAGCGACTGGCCGGGCGTCATCAGGTCTTGGTTCATCTCCAGCATCGGGCCGCAGACCACGCTCGCGTTGTCCAGCAACATCCGCGCGGCTTCGCCGATGGCGAGCGCGCTGTCGCGCATGATCTGGGGCACGCCCACGCCGAGTAGGTTGATGTCGTCCTCCTCGTAGATGAAGACGTGGTGCGGGCGAATCTTCGCGTTGTACGGATTCAGCTTGGCCTTGAGGAGCACGTTGTCGATCCCCCAGAGGTTAGCTTCGAGTTCGGTCTCCAGCTTATCCTGCGGGACCACGATACCGCACGCAGCAAGATCGTGGCCGGAGACGAATCCCCACCATTCCCAGACATCGTACTTGCGGCCGGTCATCTCGGTCAGGTTCTTGCGATCCCCGCGCGAGCGAATCTCGGTCTCCCACCAAAGTTCCTTATAATTGCCAGAAGGATTCGCACGGAGGTAGAGGTTCACCGCCTCGCTATCGAAGTCGGGGCGCTTAGCCAGTTCGGCCAGTTGGTTGCGCGACATCAGGTGCCGGAAGTAGGAACCATCCATCTGCTTGAAGTTCTTCGCGCTCAGGTCGGGGTACCAATCCCAGCAGTTCGTGAACTCATAGAACGGCATGAACTTCTCGACCGCGGTCGCGATGAGTTTGCCCATGGAGTTACGCGTCCATGTGCGGCACTTCTGCATCTGCACCATGGGGCCCTTGAGCACGCCGACCGAGTAGAGCACGGCGCTGAACACGACCCGACGGGCGAGTGTGATGTACTCGATCTCGTCGAGTTGGTCCTCCATCGTGAGGGACATCTTCTCCCCCTTAGCATCGGCGAAGCTCTTGATCGCGGCCTCGATATCGTCATCCGTCATGGTAGACGGGTCTTTCTGCTGCGACTGGAAGTCAGCGGTCAGGGTGTCGAGCACGTGTTGAAGATCGCCCTCGGATAGATCGGGGAACGGGCTCGCCATCGCGTTCCAGTTCTTCTCGGTCTGCGGGAACATCATCTCCATCAGACGCGCGACCGTGCCCACGACCTTCGTGCGCGTGATCTTCGGGTACGCCTTCGACTGGTCCTCGGGAATGCGCCGCTCGATCTCCGGGTCGTAGATACCGCGGAACTGACGCAGGTTCTTCAGCCACTGAATCTCGGTCTCCCGGCGGTCCTTCTGGTACTGACCGTAGCGCAGGAAAAGGTTCTGGCCGAGATTAGCCATCTTGTTCTTGTCGATCACCGGAACGACCGGTTGGGTATCATCCGCCATTAGGACCTCCTCGTGTACACGCCCTTACGATTGTTCAGTTGGCGCAGCCATTCCTTCCGCGCGTCTTCGCGCTCCGGCTCGTTGTCGCCCTTGAAGAAAAACATGTCCGCGTATTGACCGCCCTCGCAGACGTGGGAGAAGATGTTCTTATCCACCTCCGGGCTGGTCACGCCAGCCTTGGATATCTTCCAATGATAGCCCCCCTTCATGCCCCTGATTAAGTAAGAACAGTTCGGGCTGATCAAGTAGGCCGCGCCCATCTCGGTCCGCTTGGACAGGAAGTGATCGGTCGCGCCCTGCCGGTGAATCGGGTTGTTCGAGTACGCGAACTTCACATTGCGGAAGCCGCACTGCTTGAAGATATCCACGCAGGACTTCTCATCGGTCTGGGCCCCCGTGTTGCCGGACGGGTCGCCGGTCACCCGGATGTTGTAGCCCGCGTACTTGTTGCGGAGCAGCGGCTTCAGGCGCTCGTTGATGGCGCGCTGGAGCCCGAAGCCCTCGGTCTTCTCAGTCACGATCTCGTCGTAGGTCAGCACCCGACCATGCGGGTCCTGCTGTTTGAGCGTCATCGCGGGCGTGCCACCGAAGTCCGCGCCAATAACGAGGAGCAGCTTCGGGTTCGGGCGCAACATCTCTTTCGCCACGTTAAGCTCCGGGTCGAATAGCGGGTGCACCGGCTTACCGGACTTGCCCTGCCCGTACATCCCGAGCACATAGACCTTCACGTACTCATCACTCTTGTCGCGCACCAGCGTCGTGTAGTAGCCGCTCGGCAGGTTCTCGATGTTGTCCGCCTTCGGATTAGCCACGATGCGCCAACCGTTTTTCATAATGTGGTCGTAGGGCTGTCCTTCGGCCGCGCGGATCATGCCTCCCGGCTGTTTAAATATCACCCAGTCGTTCTTCCGGTCCTCGCCGCTATCCGGGTCCACGCCTTCGAGCATCGCCCACCAATAGCTGTTCTCCTCGGGCGGGTTCGTGTCCGCCCAGATACCGGCCCATGTCGCGCCGCCTTCGGACATCCGAGGGTACTGGTTAATCCGACCGTCGAGACCTTCGACGATCTCGCGCGGTATCTCGCGGGCCTCATTGATGTACGCGCCGGTCAGTTCGAGGGAGAGCAGGTTCTTCACGTCGCTCGCGTCATCGAGCGCGCGAAACATCACCTCGGCCTTAACGTCGCCGAACTCCAGATAGAACGTCTTGCCGGTCTCCTTCCACCAACCACAGGAGCCGTCGGGGAACCAGTCGAACCATGACTTCATGGTCGTGTCGCGAAGCTGTGGCATCGTATTCCGCACGACGGCCCAGCGCGAGCGCCGGATGCCATCCTTGCCGGGCTTCTGTTCCTTAGCACGGCGCACGATCTCCACGATGGAGGTGACGGACTTGCCCGAACGGAACGGGCCACAGAGCACACGGAAGCGCGCATTGCAGCGCATGAATGCCGTGCTGGTAGTCGATGCCTTGAAGTTGACGATGCCGCTCATGCTAACTCCGCCCGTGCAGTGATCTGCTCCCGAACTCGCACATGTACGAAATCAGGATCGATCTGAACCG